ATATTGTTTTAATAAGTTTCTTTGGCTTTCATTTAAAGATTTATATTTAGAATTAAATTTATCAACTAATAATTGATAACTCAACAACCTTAAATCTTTGTCTTGTTCTGCATACTCACTTATGTTCTGTGTTTTTACTCTTGTTTGTTTAGATTGAGTAATATGTTCAGTTATAGTGATTGATGAATCAGTTTTTTGGACTGGCCCAAAGTCTTCTTTACCTACTTCAGTCTGGAAAACACGATAGATTGATGCCTGAACTTTAAAGTTAGGGATACGAGTATTAAAAAACTCTTTTATATCATAATTCTCTTTAATTGTTTTAATTAAATTGTATTTTTCGTTTGCCAATCTACGATTAGACAATTTTCTACGACTTTTGACTACGGCTTCTACTAAAGAAGATGCGTGAGTCAAGTTTTTGTATTTTTTATTCAATAAGATTGAGTATAATTCGTATTCTTTACCTAATTCAGTATTTTTATTAAAGAATTCTTTAAATAATTTAACTGACTTAGGACTTGTTGTATCGTTTATCACATCAACTGTTATTTGACGAGATAAAAGTTCATAAAGAATACCTGTATTCTTTATCTTATTATGTTTTACATAAGACATTTGAGCTCCAAAGTATTTATCTGTATTTTATCAATAATAAATATAAAACTTTTAAGAAATCGGTATTATTTATCCCCGTTTTCTTCCTTATATTCATTATATTCTTTATTCATTTCATCTACTTGGGTAGTTTCTTGTATTATGTCTTTTGACTTTTTACCCATAGTTTTTTTCAAGGCATCGTAGTGTGCTAATGCTAATGGTCTACGATTTTTTGTTTGTTTCCCTAATGGGTCTCTACCTCTTGCACCACTATCTTTGAATGGTTTATTCATTTCCTGTGGACGACCACCTTGTTCATCTTCTGGTCTTTCATCTTCTCCGTCATCAAATGGGTCAAAGATAGAACCTGCTATGGTGTCCGGTGGTGTTTGAGCATCGTCTTGTCCGATACCCACGGCTGCCATATCACTTGGTGTTCCGATTGCGTCTCCAGTTTCTTGTGGGTCATTACCTTCCATTTCAATCTGTGAGTGTCTGAATTTCTGTTTTTGGTCATCAATGATTTTTTTCTCAATTTCCACTTTTTCTTTATCAGAAAAGTTAAACACATTATCATAAACCCACTCAGTAGGTAAAATTTTATCTTGTATCATATCACGTGCTAATGTGACTTTCTGTCCTAACAATTCAATCTTCTCTTGTTCATACATTGTTGAAGGACTTGCTAACTCTAATTCAAAGTTTACTAAGTCTTCATCTGTATATCCTTGTGAATATAGATGAACAACTGCAATCTTTGTTAACTCTGATACTATAATTCTTTGTATTCTTTCAATGGTTCTTGCGAATCTTACATCTTCTGCTGCAAGTGTTGCTTTACCACCGACATTTTCATCAAACCCTAAGAATGCTTTCGGTACTCTTAGTGATGCTAATAATTTGTTTTTCAAATATTCAATGTCTTCTGTTGAATCATAATCAATACCACTTAATTCTGATATCTCTGTTCCGGAATCTCCACCTCTAACCGGTAAAAAGAAATCCTCAGTTAAGTTTTGAATATTATATTTTAAATTATATTCACCTGTATCATTATCAAGAAATGGTGTTTTTTTCATTTTGTTAACTATTCTTTGCATATAGTTATCAACTTCATTTGGTGGTATATTACCAATGTCTATTTTGAATACTCGTTTGGAAGGTGCTCTCATAATTCTGTGAATTAACATAGCGTCTTCCATAAGTGTTAATTGTTTCCAAATCTTTCTCGTAGACTCAACCATAGATTTTCCATAAGGTAAGAAGTTACTATCGTTTGCTAATCTGAAATGTGCGATTTGAAAGTTTTCAAATTCTATTTTTCCTTTACCCGCTGACTTTTGTCCGAAGTAAGGGTGTGCTCCTTCAATACTTTCTAAGTAGAACTTTGTATAATAAGGATTTTCTGGGTCTTCTCCCTCTGCTCTAATGACTTCATAAGGTGAAAGTGGAACTACATTTGTAATACCATACTTATCATTAATGTCTAAATGTAAAAAGAAATCACCATATTTAACCATATTACGAACCCAAGGCCATAGATTGAACTCAATGTTCATAATGTCATAGAATAAATTATGTAATATATCTTTAATATTATCATTGTCTGTTTTAACTTCAATTACTTGACCATACTGACCTTTCATTGTTGATTCATCTGAATATATGTCTAATGCGGATGAAATGATTGGGTCCGAATCCATTGATTCATAATCTTTAAACAATGCTAACCTTGCTGCCATCACTTGATGAACGGTAGAATAACCTGTTCCAACTAAATCTAAGTTAGTATGTAGTTTTGAATATCTATCAACTAAATGTGATTTAACTTGTTTCTGAACTTGGTCTGTATCGGCTATTTTTAATTTTTTACCACCGACATTACGAACGATTACATTTGTTGAAAATAATCTTCGTAGTCTCCCAAATAATGTTGTATCTGCCATTTTTTACCTCACTTTATAAAAGCCACTCTAATGACTCTTTTTCTTTTCCAGTTTCCCAATCCCAACTATCATTTTTCTTTACGTCGTCATTGGTGTATAAACCCTCATTATCCATCATTTTGGATAGGGTTTTCTTTGTTAATTCAACACCTTGTGTTCGTAATCTTAATGCAGTATCACGAACCCAAAGTCCAATAGCAAAAGACATAACAAGGTCATCGTTGTATCCTTGCATAGCTTGTGCTTTATTATTTATATAGACAAAAGTAAGTAGTTCATCAATCAAACGATTTGAACGAACCACCACACTTTCCTCTCTAAAAAATTCTTCTAACTTACTAATAATTAGTGGTCTGGTCTTAGAAGTCGTTGAAAAACCAGCAACCATTTTCTTTTCTTCACTATAATGTTTGTTCGTCACTTGGTGTTGAACATCAACATATTGTAAGTCTTTACTTGTATAAAATAGATTAGGATAATCCCTGTCTATAATTTGTTGGATTGTTGCCCAACCAATATTATTGTTCTCTACTATAAGTAGAGCGTCATTGTATTCTGTGGAAATACTAACTAACATATTTCCGAAATCTTTGGTGTTTATTCTACCTTTATATTCTGCTACCTGAGTTAAACTTTCTAACTCAATAACGTGGAATGCGGAATAGTCTGCACTATCTCCACGACCAACATCAGCACATACAATATAATCTTTATTGTAGTTTGGTTGTTCCCAAACCCACATATTACTATCGATACCTCTTTTTTCCACTGGGTCAATACATAAACTTTTTCTCATTTTTTCCAAAATGATTGGGTCAATCACACCAGTACCGGAAGTCAAGAAGTCACAATCACACTCTTGTGCTGCACTACTTGGACCTAATAAAGTATCTTGTTCGTCTCTCCAACTCTGTTCTCTGTCTGGATGTACCGTCCAATGTAACTTAATTGGATTAAACATACCACGAGCCTCTTCTGCGTCTATCCAAGTTTTGTGGAACCAATTACCAACTCCGTTAGGTGTTGATAACGCAATACAACTACCACCCGTTGTTAGGGTAGATTGTGCTGCTGTCCATATATCATCAATCTTATCAATGAATGCCGCCTCATCTAATATCAATAATGATAGAGCTTCTGAACGAGCGGCTTCTGGACCTGATGATACTGCTTTAATCTGTGAACCATTACGATATCGTAAGTTTAATTTGTTATCTTCAACACAAGGTTGTTTTAACCAACTCGGTAGATTTGCGTGCATAACACGAACCTTAGTCACCAAGTTTTTTGCTACCTCTTGTTTGGTTGCGATTACCAAAACATTTTTATCCTGATGAAAAGTCATCATCCACAATGCATATCCAGCTGTTAATGTACTGATACCCAACTGACGAGCTTTTAAAATAATATTAAATCGATTATCTTTAAACTCGTGAACTGATTTTTCTTGGAAATCATACAATTCAAAAGGTATTTTACCTCGTATTGGATGTTGTATCATACAATACTTTTTCATAAAGTATGAAGGGTCAGTAGCACACTTTACATATTGTTCTTTTATTACTTTTTTTATTTGTTCTGCCATTAGTCTACTATTTGACCCGCTAATTTAACTGATGTAGCAGTCAACACTACTCCATATGTAAAGTATAACCATTTGTTCTCATACCATTTAGGTTGGACAAGTTTTACCTTTTGTTCAAGTAGTTTGTTTGTGTCTTTTAGTAGATTGAGTTGCATTGTTTTATTAACAATCAACATTGAGTCTATCACTGAATTTTCTTCAACAAGTTTTAATTGTGATTCTAAATCTCCTACCAATGAAACATTTAAACTATCTTTTAATTCTAATTCCATAATACGATTAGTAAATCCTAATACTTCTTCTTCTGTAAAAGTATAGGTTTTTACTTCATCTTGTGAATATAAAGACTCGTCCAAAGGTACTGATGAATCACCATCAATGTCTTGTGAGAATAAACTCCCTATTAGTAATATGTATATAATATATCTCATATATATAAATATATACTACTTTGAAAACTTCTTAAGAAATTTTACTGCGTCATCAGCATTATCTGTTTTGACTGCTTCAGATGCCTTTTCAAGTTGTTTTTTAGTCGTAGTAACTTTTCTTTTCAATTTAGCTACTTCTTTCTTATTAACTTTTTTCTTTGATTCAAGTTTTACGACCTCTTTTTCAAGTTCTTTAACTTCTTGGTCTTTTACTTTAATCTGTTTATCTAATTCTTTGACTTCTTGTTTTTTATTTCCACCAAAAAATAGATTTAGTATTGCATTAATGATACCCATTATTTCGCTCCTTGTAGTTCGTTTTCTGCATTTTCTACGAGTTCTTTTTTCTCTCGTATGAAATCTCTTGCTTCTGAAATGGTTTTTTCAAATTCTTGTTCTGCCATTTCCCATTTGTCTTCTTCTAACATTGGTGTATTTACACCGACATTATTAAAGTAAGTTTTTTTACCACCTGTTTTTTCAAAGTCTGTTATACTTTGTTCTAAGTCTTTTAATTGTGATTTTTGATTTTCTAACATTTTCTGTTGTGCCCAATCATCAAACTCACCTTTCATACGAAGTTTGTTTTCCATATCAACTTGACAATCAAAACAATGTCCCATCATTCTCCAAAACTTATCATCAAGTTTTTTCTTCATTGCTTTTTTACAAGTTGGACAAAACCAAGGCATCCTAACTGATTGCATTACTTTACTTAGTTCTGATTCTCTTGTTTTACCACCAAGGTCCTCTGGTTTTCCCTCATATCCTACTTGAACATAATCTTTTTCAGTTTTACCTGTGGTCATTAAATCTTTTAATGCCTTATTTTGTCTTTCCGACTCTTTACTATATCCTGCCATTATAACTCCTTAAAATTTTAAACTACCTAATATCTGATTAATAGGTGCGAATGCCCCTGTAAACTTATAGATTTTACCTTTGTATTTAAATACCAATCCCTCACTCGGAACTATTGCACTTGCCCCACCGATAGCTTCTAATTTTTCTATTTGTAGTTTTAGTTTATTTAATTTTTCTACATTGTCTGGTTTCTGTAAATCTTTTAATGCACTATCCACATCTTTTTTAATTTTTTGAACTGCTACATCTGGTGATACTGCTAAGAAACCTGACATATTCTTTAATATTTCTGCACCGACTTGAAAGAATAATATTTCAAATGGTTTTATATTTTGTTTGAACATTTTATTATGGTCAAGTTTATCAGTCTTTAATACCCAGTCAATAAATTGTGGAGTATCTTTAAAATCTTTTTTAATTTGTCCTATACTATATGACTTGTCAAAAAATGCCCAACGATTAGTTAAATTTACTAATTGACTATCTTTTAATTTAACTTTAAATTGTTTTGCTGCATTGAAAATATATTCTTGCCAAAATGACTGATGATACATACCTAATTTATCAGTATCTTTCAATCCATATTGAGATTGTAATTTATTTAACCTGCTTAAAAAAGAACTTTTCTTTGCTCCATAGTTTTGAACTTTACTCATCTTTAAGAAATTAGGTCTACTAATTTTAAATGTTTTTTGTATATTTTGATTTATTTGTTGTATCATACCTTGTAACATACGAGCCGCTTCTTTTGAGTATCCTTTTGCTCTACCACTTTTATCATATTCAGTAGTTCCGTGAAATACTATTTCTGCTACATCATAGTCTATTATATTACTTGTTTGTGGATATATAACCTCTAAATTCATCCATTTGGTTCCATTACCAAATACTTTTTTCTTTTGTGCTGGTGATAAAGAACCTATTGATTTTTCTAAATCTCTCATAGCACCTACAAATGCCTTTTTAATCTCACCTCTACCGGAAAACATACTTGCTATACCAGCAGTGGTTGGTGCAGTTTTACCACCATTTTTCAGATGACCTTTATTTCGTGCTGCTTTTAACTTTCCGTCTACCCAACTTACCATTAGATTTTGTCCATCAAGTTTTTCAGAAACATTATCTTCACGATTTAACTGCCCACTTAACCCTATAATAATTATGTTCTTCAAGTCTGAAAACGTCAAATTATTATCATCAAATGGATGATTCATATGTCCGTATGCTCCACCCTCTATTAATAATTCAACATCTCTCATAAATCCCTCTTGAACTTTCTTAATATGGTCAATACCTTTTTCAATATCTTTTTTAACCAGTAATGGTGATTCTTTCATTTTAGTAAATGACTCTTCACCAAAGTATTTAATTATTTCAAATCCAAGGTTTGACAAAGTTTTTCTCATTCTTTCTTTGTATCGTGGAAATGGATTATCAACTGAATCAGTATTTTTTCTGTTTTGATTAATTGTTCTTCCGTGTGTTACGGTTTTAGTACGGTCTTTTTCATATTCATCTGCCATAATAGTAAACATCATATCCTCAGAATCTCTTACTGGAAAATCAATTAACTCGTATCCAATAAGTGCTGCGTGTTCTGGTGATACTCTATAATAATCATCTAATGAACCAAAGAAATCATACATACCTTCGTCTGACATAACTGATGCGTTAAAGTGATTACCAAATCCACTTGCTTCTTTCATAAGTGATTTTACATTTGGTTGTTGATAAAATTCAAATAACTTACCAAATCTTGAAGTCATTGTTTCATAAGTTGACTTATCAAAATATCCAAATGTTTTTTTAAATATTTGTTGTCTTTTTTTGTCATCCATTTTTGGACTACCTAATAGATTACGAATTTCTGTTCCACTTGATATACCACTAACTTTTACCGTTGGTGCTTCATAAATGTATCCGTGTTCTTCATATCCCTTTAAATTCTTTACATTCTTTTTAAAATCCTGATAATAAGTCAATCCACCCGATTTCTTTTTACCACCTTTTAATCTACCGGCGTCTTTTGCTCCAAACACATAAACCACTGCTGTTTCATTTGGATTAAATTTTCTTATTAAGTTATCTGCTACATAAGGAACTTTTTCTCTAACTATATTTTTCTTTGGTATTCCCATTTTAACCATATGTTTAACTTTTTCGTTAAAACTTAGTGGGTGTCTTGGCATTTGTTGTATTGCTGATGTTGTGATGTATGCTTCACCAAACTTACTTTTCAATGATTCGAATACTTTTTTGTGGTGTGGGCCAAATGGTTGAAATCTACCTGGATATATTGCGATTACTTTTTTAATTTTTGATTTTTGTTCGTTTACTTTTTTACTCGTATCGGTTTTCATAAATGGTCCACGAGAAATAGTTCTAAATTTAACTTTTAAATCTTGTCCAAATAATTTTTTTGGATTTAATATTCTTAAAGTAACGAGTTCTGTTTTATTATCTATTTTTTTTGCTTCAAAATCTATTTCTTTATACTTTCTTCCTTTATAAGTAAGATTAAATCCTGTAATGTTTTTGTGTAGTTTTCCACGAACTACTGCTTGTTTTGCTCTTTCATTTACTTTTTTATATCCAGACATTCTATCGGTTTTGTTTTTCTTGACTGCTTTACGACTTGGTGAAGGAATGTCTCCTGCTCCTAATCCAAAGAAAGATTCATTAATAATACCACCTCGTTCATTATACCATTTTCTAAATTTTCCTGGTGTTCCTACGGTAACTTGACCTGTTGCAATTTTTTCAGCTGCTTTTTTAATATTTGGATAATCATTTCTACTTAATAAAAATACATCTTTAACTTTAATTTGATTAACGAGTATTTCGTTCCACCCGTGTTGTGATGGTTTATCTTTTTGACTTAATATGTGTCGTTTGATTTGTGGTTTGTATTTATCAATAATTTTATAACCCATATCAATATAATCTTTAATCCATTTTCTTTTGATAGGGCCCATTATTTTTTTCATTTCTTTTTCTTTACGTTCAAAACCTCCCGTATAATCATCACCGTAATAATCAACTTTATCTTGCCATTTCTCTTCTTCTTCTCTTTCTATTTTCATCCAAGAGTATCTATCCATTTTCTTTCTTTCAATGGATTTTTTTAATTCTTCATACATTTTACCACCAGCAACTTTACCTGCTAAATCTTGAACTGGAATCCATCTACGACCTGTATTATCTGGCATTGATTGCATATCTCTTGTGCTTGCAACTAATAAAGTTCCTTCTATTTGATAAATGATACCACCACCTGATTGTATACCTCTTCCTTTTGCAAGTTTCTCACCTTTATCTACTG